CAATTTTCCAATGTCGGTCACGGAAGCATTGATAGAAGGAATTTTGGAAGAAATTGACCATCAACCCACGAAAGATTGGGTAAGATGGGAGGTTTCTTCTCATGAGATGAGGTACCCTGGAGGGATCACTGGCAAACAAACCAGTGGTCAACTCATGGGATCTCTTCTTAGTTTTCCTCTTCTCTGTTTCCTGAATGACTATATTGTCTCCAGTTCAGGTTTTGCGTCGGATTCTTACCTCGTCAATGGTGATGACGTTGTTGCAAAAGGATCGATGAAGTTTATAGACCGGTGGAAAGTGAGAGCACCCCAAGTGGGACTCTCTCTCTCTGTCGGCAAGAATTTCATCGATCGGGACTTTTGCACGGTAAACAGCCAGCTCTTTTACAAGGGCTCGGTTCTCCATACCGGAAAGGTGTCTACCCAACAAAGGGAAGGCACTACCCTATCTTACTGCTTTGCGGAGGCACAGTTCTATTGGGGAGATTCTCTAGAATTAAAAGAGAACTTCCTCCTCAGGAATCTGAATGTCCTATCCCGGAGTCCCCGAAGTCTTCACTTTAGTGTGAAACATGGGGGACTCGGGCTCTATGATACTCAGAGTGTCCAACAAAAATCAGTTGATGTGGGTCTGGCGAAGAGAGTTTACCTTAATGACGTACTATCACCGTTCTCAAAAGTGGTTCGGGTGCCTGGGGCACCCTTCTCTTTTGTTTGTCTCCCACAAATAATTGGGGAACATACATGGGGAATGGAAGAAGATCCATCGATTCTGGGACAGCGTGAATTTCACCGCTTCCTAGAGGTATTGGGCTCTGATGTAGAGTCCCAGTATGATGATCTCTCCCATTCCGAATTGAGAAGAAAAGAGTTGGCCCGTGAGGACCGACAATCTCCTTTTTTTAGGAGTCTTTTCAACCACTTGGTCAAAGACGGGAAATTCAACCTAGAGAAGGCCCCCGAGCTCGGATCATTGAAACGCCTATATTTGGCGGTTTCTAATGGTGCAGCTCGGAAGTTGGCCCTTCGTTCGGAAGAGTATGCCCTTCGAATGACCAGAGAACTTTGGGAAAACCCTGTTGTCCATCCTCTGGAGTGGACTGACGGAGGTTTGATGGACTCTCTCTTCTCTTTTGAAGAAGAGTGTGCCCGTCTCAACCTTCCTCAGGTCCAACTTTTTGAGGACCAGGACACTTGGGTGGACCCTGATGACGAGGAAAATCGGATTTCTCCGGACGTGATAAAGTTCTGGTCGAGAATGGAACCATCTCAGTTGGAGTCTCGGGTAGGAGGGGAGTTAATTTTTTCCCCTCGCCCACAGACCTTCATCCAACTGGAGGAGTTCCTTTCATTCTTCGAGAAGGATGTCCTGGATGATGATTGGAGATCGGAGGAGGGGGAGGGTGAAACCTCTCATTCCCCCGATCCACAGTTGGATATCCGGGATCTCTCTCTTGAAGGTAGATCAGAATCTTCTTTTCATCTTCGAGAACAGAGTCTCAGTTTGTCAACCAGCGAATAACTGGTGCCCTGTCGATGTCGGCTTCACGGAGCCGTATCCTCTAG